CCGCCAAGGGGCCGCTACCGCACAGGGTCCCATTCGCAGATTTTTTCCCCGTGGGTGAATTCGAGGGCCGCGGAGTGCTGCGGACGACGTGACGATGGGCAAGACGAAACAGCCGATCGATTGGACGGCAATCGAGCGCGATTACACGAAAACCTCATTGCCGGTCAGAGAGTTGGCCCGCTGGTACAACTGCGACGAGAAGGCGATTAGGCTGCGCGCGAAGGCTGGCGGCTGGCTTCGGCCTGGGCAGGAAACCTCCGCAGCCGCTCCGCAGGCTCCGCAGCCTTTGGATACCCTCGTCGCCCCGATCGTCGAGCGCCTGCGCGAGATGGCCCCTGACGAACCGGTGCAGACCCCGGACATCGTCGAGCGCGCCCGCCGCGTGGCCCTGCGTATGGTCAACGAGCTTGAGACCATCACCAGCCGCCGGGGCGATCTCGACAAGATGATTGATGAGGCACTCGCTGGAGAGAGCAACGCGAAGCAGCGCGCAAGCCTGCAGAAGGCGCTCAGCCTCAGCGATCGAGCCATGGTGCTGAAGAACCTCGCCCTGGCGACCAAGACGCTCGCCGAGGCGCATGCGCCGGCCGGCAAGAAAGCCGCGGCGGCAGAGGATGCGAGATCGGCGGGGCTCGGCTCGGATTGGGGTGATGATCTCGCTGGCCCGGCGGCCCGCCCGAACTGATGGCCGACTGGAGCACGGCCTGCCCAGATTGGGAGGCGCGCATTCTGGCGGGCGGGACGCTCGTGCCGGACCTGCCGCTGTTCGAGGCTGAGGCGGCTCGGGCCGAGCGCATCTTCAACCGGCTGCGCATCCCGGACGTGATCGGCAAGCCGACCATGGCCGAAAGTGGCACCGAGTGGCTGCTCCCGATCGTGCGGGCCATCTTCGGGTCGTACGACCCAGAAACCAACCGGCGGATGATCCAGGAGTTCTTCTGGCTCGTCCCGAAGAAGAATTCGAAGTCGTCGGGCGCCGCGGCCATCATGGTCACGGTGCTGATCGTGAACCGAAGGCCCTTGGCCGAAGCGCTGCTCGTCGCGCCGACCAAGGAGATCGCTAACATCGCCTACAAGCAGGCGTGGGGCATCATCCAGGCCGATGCCGAACTGGCGAAGCTCTTCCACGGCCAGCACCACGTCCGCACGATCACACACCGGAACAGCGGCGCCTCGCTTCAGATCAAGGCGGCCGACACCGACGTCATCACCGGGTCGAAAGCGACCTACACCCTCATCGACGAGACGCACGTGTTCGCGAAGAAGCCGCGGGCCGCCGACGTCTTCGTGGAGGTGCGGGGCGCCCTGGCAGCCCGGCCCGATGGCTTCCTGATTCAGGTCACCACGCAGTCGAAGGACACGCCTTCCGGGGTGTTCAAGCAGGAGTTGGAAACGGCCCGCAAGGTGCGGGACGGCGAGATGCAGCTTCCGCTGCTCCCGGTCCTCTACGAACTGCCGGCGCGGCTCGTGGCCGACGGCGGGTGGAAGGAGCGGAAGCTCTGGCCGCTGGTCAACCCGAACATGGGCCGGTCGGTCGATGAGACCTTCCTCGCCAACCAACTGCTGAAAGCGGAGCAGGAGGGCGGCGACGCCCTAGCATTGCTGGCCTCCCAGCACTTCAACGTGCAGATCGGCATGGGGCTGGGCGGCAACTGGCCGGGCGCCGAGTTCTGGGGCCGCGGGGTCGATACGACACTGACGGTCGACGCACTGCTGGAGCGCTCCGAGGTCGTCTGCATCGGCATCGACGGCGGCGGCCTCGACGACCTGTTCGGCCTCACCGTGCTGGGACGGGATAGGGTGACCCGGGACTGGCTCGCGTGGTCTCACGCTTGGTGCCACGATGGTGTTTTGACCCGCCGCAAGAGCATCGCCGTCAAGCTGCGCGAGTTCGAGGACGCCGGCGATCTGACGATCGTCAACGACGAACTGAAGGACATCGAGGCGATCGTCGGCATCGTCGAGCGTGTGAAGGACGCCGGGCTGCTCGCCCGCGTCGGTGTGGATCCGGCGGGCCTGGGCGAACTGATCGAGGCCTTTGCCGAGATCGAGGTGACGCAGGAAGCAAAGCTGCTGATCGGCGTCTCCCAGGGCTTCGGCCTCATGCACGCGATCAAGGCCGCCGAGCGCAAGCTCGCCAACGGCACGCTCCGGCATTCAGGTTCGGCGCTGGCCACGTGGTGCATCGCGAACCTGAAGATCGAGCCCACCGCGACCGCGATCCGGGCGACGAAGCAGAACGCGGGTGACGCCAAGATCGATGTGGCGATGAGCCTGTTCAACGCCGCCGCGCTGATGGCGACGAACCCCGAGCCGCCGGCCAACGCCAACCTCGCCGGCTTCCTGGCTGACCCGCTCTTCGGCTGACCGAACTACAGGACTGCGCATGGGCCTTTTCCGCAAGGCGGCGCTGACGGTCGCCCGCGGCTTGGGTCTGACCGATCGAGCGCTCGTTTCATGGCTGGCCGGCGAGCCGAGCCACGCTGGCGAGAACGTCACGGTGGAGACGGCGCTGACGCTCGACGCCGTCTGGGCGTGTGCGCGTCTCGTGTCACAGACGATCGCGACGCTGCCGCTGCCGCTCTACGAGCGCGACGGGCAGGGTCGCAGCCGTGTCGCGCCCGAGCATCCGCTTTACCGAGTGCTTCACGACCGGCCGAACGCCGAGATGACGGCGGTGGAATTCTGGCAGGCGCTGTTCGCCTGCAAGTTGCTCTGGGGGAACGGCTTCGCTGAGATCGTGCGGGGCGCCAATGATCGCGTCGTAGCCCTGATCCCCATGCGGCCGGATCGGGTCCAGATCAAGCGCGAGGTCGATGGGACGCTCACCTACCGGCACACCCATCAGGGGCTGACGCAAGTCCTGTCCGAGGATCAGGTTCTGCACCTGAAGGGCTTCTCGCTTGACGGCCAAGTGGGGATGTCGGCGATTGCCGCCGGGCGGCACAGTCTCGGCACGGCGATGGGCGCCGAGCGCGCGGCCGGCAGCATCTTCAAGAATGGGATGCGGCCGTCCGGTGTGCTGACTGCGCCGGCCTACCTGACACCCGAGCAACGCAAGGATGCTCGCGCCTACGTCGAGAAGTTCGAGGGCGCGCGCAACACCGGCAAGGTGCCGTTGCTCGAAGGCGGATGGGACTTCAAGAGCCTGTCGCTGCCGCCCGAGGACGCGCAGCTCCTTGAGACCCGCGGCTTCAACGTCGAGGTCGTCTGTCGCTGGTTCGGGGTTTTGCCCGTGATGATCGGGCACATGGACAAGGCCACGGCCTGGGGCACCGGCCTTGAGCAGATGAACCTCTGGTTCCTCACCTACACGCTCCGCTCACACCTGAAAGCGGCCGAGCAGGCGATCTGGACGAAGTGCCTCTCGCCGGTCGAGCAGCGCCGGTTCTTCGCCGAGTTCAACGTCGAGGGACTGATGCGGGCCGACAGTAAGGGTCGCGCCGAACTCTACCGCGCCGAGGTCACGAACGCCCTCAGCACCCCGAACGAGATCCGCGCCCGCGAGAACAAGCCGCCGCTGCCGGGCGGCGACCAACTCTTCATGCAGGGCGCGATGCTGCCGATCGAGAAGCTGGGCACGGTCCAGCCGACGGCGGCGGAGAAGCACCTCGACGACGCACTTGCGGCACTCGCCGCGGAGCGCGCCGCAGCCCGTCTCATCCCTTCCGGCGCAACATTGGAGCACTGACCATGCGCACTCACGGTCCGGCCGCGCGCCTGGAACACAAGAAAGCCTCGCTCAAGATCCGCGACTTCGGACTTGAGGTGAAGGCCGTGAACGATGATGGCTCGTTCTCGGGTTACGGCTCAGTCTTCGGTGCGATCGACAGCTACGGCGAGATCGTCGCCCCCGGCGCTTTCACCGAAAGCCTCGTCGAGATCGCGGGCAAGGGCCGGCCCGTGCCCGTGCTGTGGCAGCACCGTAGCGATCAGCCCATCGGCATCTACACCTCCCTCAAGGAGGATGAGACCGGCCTGTATGTCGAGGGCGCGCTGCTGAAGGATGCCGTCCGGCAGGCCTCGGAGAGCTATGCCCTGATGAAGGCCGGCGCCGTGTCGGGCCTCTCCATTGGGTACTATGTCCGCGAGTCGTCGTTCGACGAAAAGACCGGCATCCGCACCCTGAAGCGGGTCGATCTGGTCGAGATCAGTCTCGTCACGTTCCCGGCGAACGACGAGGCGCGGATCGATGCCGTCAAATCCAAGATCGCGCACGGCGAACTGCCGTCGCTGAACGAGTTCGAGCGGTTCCTGCGCGAGGCAGGCTTCTCGAAGACCAAGGCTGCTGTGATCGCCAATCGCGGCCTTGCGCATCTGCTCCGGAGTGAGTCCGCGGGCGACCCGGCGAACGAACCCGAAGCCACGAAGGCGCTGAGCGCCGTCCTGTCCGGCTTCACCCTTCCCACGTTCTGAGGACTCACCCCATGAACATGCACTCTCCCCGCCTTCCGGTGGGGCATCGCGAATACGGCCGCAAAGATGCCGGCAGCGGCAACGACCCCGGCGTCGCCCAGATCCAGGGCGAGATGTCCCGCATCCTCGACGAGGTGAAGGGCTTCGCCGAGAAGGCGGGCGCTGAGGTCAAGGCCAACGGCGATCTGACCAAGGCGACCAAGGAGAAGGTCGACGAGGCCCTGCTGAAGCTCGGCGAGACCACGAACCGGCTGCAGGAGGCGCACGATCGTCTCGGCGACGTCGAGCAGAAGCTCGCTCGGCGCGGTAATCCCGACGCCGCCCCTGCGGAGCGCACGCTCGGTCAGGCGGTGATCGAGAGCGAGTCGTTCAAATCCGGTGGTATGACCAGCGCCTCGCGCATGTCGCTGCGCGTGAAGATGGACCGCAAGGACATCACCAGCGCCAACGGCACTGTCGGCGCGGGCCGCAGCCCGGGCAACTCGCTTGTCCCGGCCGATCGGCAGCCCGGCATCGTCACCCCGCCGGTCCGCCGCATGACGATCCGCGACCTGCTGCTGCCCGGCGAGACCGCGTCGAGCAACATCGAGTACGTGGTCGAGACCGGCTACACCAACAACGCCGCGATGGTGGCGGAGGGCACCGCCAAGCCCAAGTCCGATCTGACCTTCGACATGAAGAACGCGCCGGTCCGCACGCTGGCGCACATCTTCAAGGCGTCGCGTCAGATCATGGACGATGCACCGGCGCTGCGCTCCTACATCGACGGCCGGGCCCGCTACGGCCTGACCTTCAAGGAGGAGGCGCAGCTCCTCGGCGGTGACGGAACCGGCCAGAACATCCTCGGCATCCAGCCGCAGGCCACGGCCTTCGCCGTGCCGGCCGGCATGGCCGCTGTCACCAACATGACTGCAATCGACCGGCTGCGCATCGCCATCCTGCAGGTGGTGCTGGCCGAGTACCCGGCCTCGGCCTTCGTCCTGAACCCGATCGACTGGGCGACCATCGAACTGACCAAGGACACGCAGGGCCGCTACATCATCGGAGACCCGGCTGAGGGTGTGCAGCCCCGGCTGTGGAACCTCCCGGTGGTCGCGACCCAGGCGCAGGCGCAGAACCGGTTCTTGACCGGTGCCTTCGACATCGCGGCGCAGATCTTCGATCGCATGGAGATCGAGGTGCTGCTGTCGACCGAGAACGTCGACGACTTCGAGAAGAACATGATGACGATCCGCGCCGAAGAGCGGCTGGCCCTGGCGGTCTACCGTCCCGAGGCCTTCGTCACCGGTCAGCTCGTCCCGCCGACCCCCTAACGGCCGCTGCGCCGCACCGGAGGGGAGCAGTTGACCTGACCGGTATTTTGGACCGGGCCAGATGGGAGGCTACTGCATGGTAGTGGCCATGGGTAGCCGGTAGGCCAGATCCGGGAAGCTGACAGGCGCGGGCGGCCGGTAGCCCAGCGACGAATGC